GTTAGAATTAGCCATTAGATCGCTTGGTGACTTGCCAGGAGTTTGTCCACCCATACCGTCAGTATCTGGACGGTCAGGACTTCCTGGTGCAAAAGGGCTTACAACATTAGTTGTTGGAGTACGCATCGCTGGATTAACACTTACTGCACTAGCGGTTCTAGACATAGCCCCACCCTGTGATAGTTCACGATTAACTTTTGCAGTGCCACGAGGAGCACCTGTTGCGTTAGCCATGTTGGCTTCACGCTGTACGCGCTGTGTGCGTTCTACAATGTTTTGATCTGTGCGAGATGAGTTCTTGCCAACACCTGATACTTTTTGCTGAATTGCCATGTATTAGTCCTCATCATCGTCATCGTCATATGGTTCATCGCTAATTTTTTCTAGCGGTTTAACTGGGAGTATCCAAGAAGGAAAAGAGTCTTTATCAAGTATCATCCAGTACGCCATGTCTGTAGAAAATCCAGCACGACGTAATGATTTGTACCACTCGTTCAAAGAAATTGCGTAAGCATCCATAGCAGAATAAGTATCTAAGTCAATGACTTTTTTACGTGGTGCCATTTTACTATCCCATCGTTGCTAGAATGCTTGCTAAATCTTGTGGTGGTGCTTCTTGTTGTGGAGAGGCCCCACCAGAAGGTTGTCCAGGAGTGGCTGGGGACGGGGGCGCCTGCTCTACTGGGCCTTGTGTGCCTGGTGGAGCCATCTCTGGCTGCATCGGTTGTTCAGGCTGTGGAGGCGTGAACACTGCCAAGGCAGCATCCTCTATGTTTTCCCCCTTGCGACGACGTTCAATGACGTCGGCAATATTACGGATTAGCGCAGATGGATCTTGTCCCTGTGCGACCATCGCAGGAATTGCTTGTGCAGTTGCTGTGATAGAGGCGGTGAGATTATCGCGCATCTTTTCTATTTCAATTCGCTGTTCTTCCAGCGTTACGTTTACGCTCCATGGAAGTTCACGACGGATGAAGTCTTTCGATACTAGGTCTGCACCTAGTGCTTGAAGGGAGAATATTAGGGCGCGGGAAGGATCTAATCCAGCCATCAAACCATATCGAACCTCTATTGAAGAGTCTCCATTGATGTCTTTGCTTGGCTTGTACTTTAACTCGTACGGCGTACCTTGCGCTGTTCCTCTAACACTCTTATCTTCATCGAATAGCATTTCATCTATTTCGAAACACAACTTGAGTACATCTTCAAACACCTCAGCAAGAATGGTTTGACCAGCCTTGATCTGAGAGTCGAAAGCACCAAGTAGCGCCTGGACACCTTGACCAGTAATAATACTGGCGTCAATGTTTCCAGTTCTACCCTCAGGATATCGAGCACCAAGTCGTAATTCAGATTGGAGTGCTGATTGCTCCTGAAAAGTAGCAGCGGGAATGTCAAGTTTGACACGCCCGACACCTTGTGGATTTGCAGTTCTGATGATTGCATCAGGCCCCATAGGCAAATCAATTACATCGTTAGGGACAACAAACGGCGCTTGGATAGACTTTTCAGCCGCTTCCATAGCAAGGTTTGCAAAACGAGCACGAGCCATCTGTACATAGATAACATCGTCGAACTGTCCGCGTGATTCATCATCGATACCTGGACGACGTGCGATACGCACCATCATCTTACCGAGTGGGTTCTTGATACGGCTCAGAACTAAGTTACTGCGTGAAGGTACATAGAGAACTGTTTGGTCTTTGTCCATGTACTTGATGAGTTCAACATCTACGTTGTTGTCTCGATCATAACCCATACGACCAAGAAGCGCAGGAGCGTGTTCTGGAAACTCATTAGCAAGTTCATGTACAGTTTTCATATAACGCTTTGCGTATGCTACGCAACGCCCGAAGCGATCAAACTCTGGGTATGAACCCATAGGATCTTCAACTCGGATACGAGGAAGGTTATCCTCAAAGTCTGGCTCTACGTGAATAGGAAGGAACCCGTATGAGAAGTACCAGTCAGCGCCCCAGTACATCTGTGACTGTAGGCGTGAGTTGTACACGTAGTTGTTAGCAACCATGCCACGCTTATCAGCGAAGGCGCGAGCCTTTGAATTAGCAACGCTAACTGTAGAGCAGTTAAACGATGGCAGTGGAGCCAATACTTCCGCTAAGTCGCGCGCAGCAACATCGATGAAGTTGGCAACCATTGAGTGAGGCATGCCTTCAGGGAACAACTCTGGAAATACATCTGCCATATTGCCCTTGCGGACAGCCTGGATTTGTTCCATGCGAATGTCACGCTCTGCATGGCGCTGTTTGAGGTTATCAACGCGCTTAGCAATAGTATCAATATCTGCAACCATTATTGTCCTAACGAAGTTTGAAAAAAATTATTTATCGAAGTAGCGGTAAGCAGTCTTTTTTAATTTACTGCCTTTTGCGCTATCAATCTTGATAAGGTTAGGCATATTTTTTGCCTGATTGTAAGACGGTGCTTTTGTCTTTTTTGGAAAAGCAGGTTTAATATCTCCGCCAGATTTAATCTTAACTGGTTTAGGCATAAGTCCCATTGCTCTATCAGCAGCAATTGCTTTTTCTTTGTACTGCGCTGCTGCTTTAGCCCTTTCGCCACTTTTTGCAAGATTGGCTTTAATTGAACTAGTTGTATTAGTCGCTGCACGACTTATCGCGTTGGTGGGCTTTACAACCTTGACTGATGCTTTATCCGTCGCCTTAACAGCAGCCTTCTTCTTTAGTGCTGCTTGCTTTGGTGTCATAGCAATTTTCTTTATGGGTGCTTTCTTTACTGCTTGAGTAGCAAGTTTCTTTGCAATAACACGTGCCGCAGCAGCGGCAGCAACTCCTATTAGTGGTGCTGGCATAATGTTTTCCTATTCGTTTCCATATTCATAGTCGTTTACATTGAGTGTGAAACGATTTTGAAGTTGACTTCTTGTAGCCCACTTATTGCTAATGTGAGCCTGACCGTTACGGGTAACACCGATGACTTCTCTAGCGCGTAGTTCACAGAACCATAGCGCCATCACACAGTCGGTTTTACCCTTGGTATTAGGTTCCCATGTGATTAACTGTTGAATCAAAGACTTAACGCCTTCTGAGCCGTCCTGTGAAGGAAGTTCAATCAGGTTATCGTCCTGATGTTCCTTGCCACGGACTGTACCGAAAAGTCCAGCCATAGCCGCAACACCAAATCCAGTATCCCATTTGTTCTTGCCAGTAAATTGACCAGAGAACTTGACTCCTACGGAGGCTAGGTACTGCTGTAAATCTGTATCTAAGGCGTAAGCCTTCTGATGTGCGTTAGTTTCAATACGCAATTCGTGGGGAGTGTACTTATCAACCCATCGTTCAATCAGGTTCTGGATCTTCTGTGGAGTAGGTTCAGACATGTTCTCGACATCAAGTACATATCGCATGCGACTTACTCGGTCAACCGTCATGATTACTGCTGCAGTACGCCCAGACATCGCTGGGTCAAGACCCATGATGGTGTACCAGTTACCGCGCTCAGTGGGGTGTCCTGGAGTACCTACTCGCAGTGGCCCTCTCTTTCGCATTCGGTTAGTAGAACCTTGCACAGCGAGAGGCGAAAATATAGAGTCCTCTTGTACGTCCTGTTGCTGATAAACCAATGCCCACGCGCTAGGGCTAACTTCGCTTCGTCGTCGAAAGAGTGCTGGCCCATTCCATTTAGGATACAGACCGTCCTCATCGGGAAGGATATCTTCATCTGAACCCTCCCAGGGTAGATGTGACTTGGGCCATAGCGTAACCCACTTCTCAGGATCTTCATCAAATTCTAGAACGGCTGGCATCGATAGGTAGGAGAAGGGTGATTTGCCACCTGTCCAGTGCTCAGCCGAACGGATCTCGCGGTAGAGGTCATTGGAGGCAATACGTGTGCCTACGACAAGTAACTTACCATTGTCTCCGAGACGAGTTACAACGTCTCGCTGCAACCACAGAAGTTGCTTTTCCCATTCATGAGCGTTAGACGTAGTAACAACGTCGTCAAGAATGATAAGGTTAGAACGAGCACCAGTGATTTGACCGCCAATACCGAGAGCCTGTACAGTAGGGTCTTTTTCCGTGGAGTCTCGGGAGAGGTAGATGCGGTCTGCTTTCCAGGTGTCTGCATCTTCTTTCCATCCCCCAGCGCTGCCATAGACAGCCTGTAACTTAGCCCAGCGTTCATGGCTCAGTCGCTGCTTGATAGAGTATAGATACTCCTTGGCGCGTTCCTGAGTCTTGGATACGATGGTGATCTTAATGTTCGGATCCATCGCAATACGATAGACGCAGTAGTTGACGGTGATGACCGTCGATTTGGCATGCTCTGGCGGTACGTTAATCAGCAACCGCTTCTTAGAGGCTGGGTCATAGACCATGCTCTCGTGCAGGTAAGAAGGTTCCCGTCCCTCTAGCAGGTCGATCCACGACCTGTGATGTGGGAAGATAGGGGAGTCTAGGAACTCTCGTGAGAACTCCTCAAAGCCAATTTTGAACTTGGCATCACCCGAGACTATGCTCAGGGTTTTCTCACCCTCGGCACGAGCCTTCTCTAGCGCTTTCATGAACTGATCGTCCTTGCGCCAGTCTTTCATCACATCAGGCTTACGATCTGCCCGAGCAATAGCGTCAGGCAGGTCTAGCCCCTGCTTAATAAACTCTAAAACTTTATGCTTAGCCTCACGGAGTGCTGCTACCTTATGGTGTTCATCACCTACCTTGGCAACCATATAAAACACCCCCCTTAAAATCAATCAAGTTAGGGGTCATTTCCCCCTTA